CATTTGCCGATGCCGATGCTCCAAGATCTATCTGCGTACCAACAGATATGACTGTTCCGGCAGAAATTATATCAACAATGCCTAAATCTATTTGCTGTCCAATACTAGTCAAAGTAGATGTGGCATTTATATTTGTATCGCCAAGATCTATTTGTTGACCAATAATATTTAACTGGGCCACTGCTGATATTGTTAATTCACCAATATCTATCTGCTGTCCAGTAGATGTTAAACTTGATATTGGGCGTATATCAGTTTCAGCCTGTCCGACCAAGTGACCGAATGTAATAACATTTGATAATTCTGTTATAAAACCAGGAGTTAAGATTCCTAATTTAATTCTTCTGCAATCAGCTTGTACAGTGGATGATTGAGTTGTGCTTACAGTTGCAGTTTGAAATATGTGGTTTCCAATAGCTGTCAAGCCAGAGGTGACATTTATAGTCCCCGCATCTGGAATATTAAATACGACTGAGGGTACGGCAGACACACCTGTGGAAGCTGCAACCGCAGCTTCCGCAAAGTGATATCCGGGATTTCCATATCTGGATCTCCCGTAAAAATAACTGCCGTAAGGAACAGAGGCCATTTATAACCCCGTATTAAGTTAGTGTTATATCGATTGCACTTGCGTTAAATCTAAATACATCACCAGAGCTAACAGACTTTGAAGTTGTTAGCGTTCCATATGCTAGTAAATTTCCAGATGTTGCAGCATCAAAAACTCCCATAGCTACCACAGTTCCATAATCGGCTGTGGCTGTTGCGTACTCGATAGCAGCAGTATTAGATGCAGTTGCACCAGATACTGTAAATGCAGAAGTTTGACGAGCATAAGCTCCGCCAGTCACTTCCGTTCCTCCACCAGAATCTGATGGTGCAGCGGTGTAAAGCGCTACATGTAATGTTCCGGGTGCTGTGTATGCAGCGCCTCCGAAAACGTGTCCTAAAACTTTAGTTTCTAAAAAATCACTAAATCCGGCCATATTGTGTTCCTCCTTAAAGGGTTATGATTTGTAGTAGTAGTTCTGCGATTTTGGTTTGCCGTAGGTTCTTCTCTTTAATATTAGAGAGCCTTTATGATAATCCGCTTTCGCTTGTTGCATTCTCATTTCTTCAATAGCTTTTTCAAAATATTGAACAAACAGAGAAATTCTGTCGTCCTCCATTAAATAAATAGAGGCGTGTTTTAACGCACCATATAAATAAACATCTGGTGCAGTTCTTGATAAAAAATTTTCCGTGTTGGTGCTAGATAGACCAGGAATCTCTGCATAATAAACAAGTTGCAATGTCACCGGTGTCACTGGTGTTGGTGCTAACTCTAATGTGTCACCATCTATTGCAAAAAATACTGGCTGTCCTGTCGGATCACCATTTGCAGATCTATAATCATCCATAGCCTCTAAGCTTATCTGCTTTAATGAAACTGTTGGATTAGTACCTTGTAAATCAACATTTACAGCACCTAACCAGTCGCCCGGTAATTGCATATATTGATTGTCTGCTATTGCTGTTGATCGCTTCATCATATCCTTATGTCGAAGTTTTCTATTACATTCAGCTTCGGTGTACTTAATAAAATCATCTAGTACCAATGTGAGATCTGATCTATTAAGATAGCCCTCAATCTGTGTTTTTAATTCTGCATATGTCATTTTAAACTTTTCCGTGCCATGATCTAAAAGGTTTATTTATTGGATCATTAAGCCACTTTTTCCACGCATCTTGATCGTTAGCCCATCCCTCGTGAAGAGCTTTTTCATAAATAACCAGTGGTACTTCCGCTACATGACGCATATCCATATTTGGAGTTTGCTCTCCTATGGATCTTGCATACTCAATAGTTTTTGCAACATCTTGAGTTGAAACAGAATAGCCACTATCACCCTCAGTAATTAGTTCTGTGGTGAGTCCCGATTTATTGGCAATCAATGTGCTTTTTTTAGTCATAGTAAACTTAAGAATGTGGGGCCGAAGCCCCACAATCAATTAACCTAAGTTGTTAGGTCGGCTACTATGCCGTGTGCAGCTTCGTTAGACATTTCTAAACCATACTCAGCAAGTAATAATTTAGTCTGTGCATCACCAATAGTTGAGATGTCGACAGTTTTAAATGTTCTAAGGAAAGACACTTTTGCATATTCTGGGTCTACTAATAGAAGAGATCTGTCTCTGCTTCTGTTAGACGCTATAATTTTAAGCGTTCCAAAATCAGATGCGTACAAGCTTATAGAAGCTGAAACAACATCATCCGCAACATTTTGTCTAGTGTTAGATCTACCTGTGAAACCAGAAATAGTTTGTTTATTTACTGGCCCGGCGATTGCTAATTTAGGCTCTGCTCCGTTAGTGAACATTTGTTGCAACACACCTTTTAAAAGAACTTCTGTTAAAGCTCTTTTATTTCCCGCAGCAGCATCTGTTGCAGCAGCAGCATTGCTACCATCAGCTCCACCTGTTCCACGAGATTTGTTAGTTGTAATCCATGCTTCAAAAGATCTAGTTGCTCTTACAGTAGCGTTTCCGCCAGTTGCTTTTGCTTGGTTCTGACATAATGCAGTTTCCATGTTTCTTTTTAAAGCTTTAGACATGATTGCTAGTTGGTGCGCCATTTCAGAGCGTTTTCCCGCAGCATCAGATGAATCTTGAGATCCAGATACAGTTGCGTTCACACTGTTAATTTGACAAACATTAGATTGTCTTACAGTTGGTGTACTTGCAGCTCTTGAGATTTCAAAACCTTCTAATTCACCAGTTGCAGAAACAGCCGGTAGATTTTCAGTTTGCCAATCAAAAACAACATTAGAAACATTTTTAGTTCCTAGCGCTGACATGAAAGGAGTAGCAGTCGGGTCGATATTAAAGATAGAGTTGCTTAATGCTTCTCTATCAGCTTGTGCATCATAAGTAGTAAATGCGTTAGTCACTTTAGCCATGTGGCCTCCTTGTTAAAAGTTATATTAGTTGTTCGAAAACTTTAGCAGCATCGGAAATACTTCCGGTCTCCTTAAGTTTTTTTCGAGCATTTTTTAACGGAGAGTTCCCTTTTATTTTATTGGAATTACCCGGACGACTTACTCGTGCCGGAGACTCTTTAGGCTTAGTTTTTACTGCTTTCTTAGTTTTACTATGTGACCATGCGTCCCTTAATAGTAAAATTAGTCGGCCATCGTAAATTTTAGATAACTCATTATTGTTAAAACCAATGCTTTGCGCATATGTCATCATTTCTGCGACCTCTGCTTTAGCAACATCATTGTCTGACCACTCTGGGATCTTTTCATTGATGATCGCTTGACCTTGTTGCATTTGCTGTTCAAGGGCAAAATTTTCAGCTTGTACTTTTTCAGTCTCAAGCCTTTTCATTTCGTTTTCAACATAACTTAAAGTAGAGCTTGTCTTATTCCACTCTTCTTTTTTCCTCAAATATTCTTGAGGGTCATTATCTATTAACTGTTGCCAGTCTGGTTCCTGTTGCAAATTATTTTTTATCATAAGCTGCATTTTAGGGAGCATCTCTTTGTATAATGCTCTTTCCTCAGACACTTCGTTATCTTTTTGCAAAAACTCATTTTGTTGCTGTTCAGCTACTCGTTTCTGCTCCGCTAACTCTTGCGTCTTTCGGGTATAATCTTTCTGCCGACTGTATCCAGATTTCAGTTCTTCAAGGCTTACCTCAGTATTAACACCATTAACATTAATGGAGTAAACTGTAGGCTCTTCGTCACTGTCTTCTTCGACTTCGTCCTCTTCGGATTGATCCTCAGTTTCTTCACCAGTTTCATCCGCTTCGACATCATCTGCCTCCGCTTCAAGATCTTCTGGCGCTTCCTCTTCGGCTACTGCCTCATCATTATTTTTAGTTGCTACTTTTTCCTCTGCGGGAGTTAGCATTTCTAAGAATAGATCTTCGGCTTTCTCGCTAGGCTCTTGAGTCACATTTGAATTTACATTCTCTGTCATGTTCATTACCTTTTTTTAGATTATCTCACATATAACTGCGAAATAATATTAATTATAAAACCTTACGCAGATTTATTATTTGTTGCGTTTCGATTTTTCCTTTGTCGATGATGATTCTTAAATGTCTTTCTACCTCTGGCAAAATAGACACTGCACGATGAATGTTTTCTCTAAATTTAGAGTCATTATCTTGCGACGATTCCCAATTTTGTATTAACTCATCACGATAATTTTTAAAAGCTTTTTTTAAAACATCACTTTCCAACAACATTTTAGCCTCGTGGGAGTTTTGAATATCTGTTTGTTTATCCATTTAATATTTGGTCTAGTTTCTCTTCTAATCTATCAAACCTTGAAAGTAATCTATCCATATCTCTCTCGTTATCTATCTTAGCAACATAATTTAGGGCCATTTCTTCTCGAGTTTTATTTAATAGTATGTCTATTCTTTTAACTTCCTGTGTATTTTGCCTTATTCCATAGACCAAGGGTGCGTACACTAGTGTTAGTATAACATTCCAAACAAGGTAAGCTGACATTTCCATATTTAATAACTCCAAATATTAGGCCGTGCCTGTTTAGTTGATGTATCTAGATGAATAAACC